AGTCACCGCCACGCATCTGCTGATCCTGCAACGCCTTCGTCTGCGGGGCAGTGCGGACGTTGACCGTCGCCAGATCGAACGTCTTCAGGTGGTGCAGGATGTGCTTCTTGCCGCCACGGTCGTACCAGCTTTGCAGTGCTGCGTAGAAGTCATAGTCCTGCTTGCGCCGGTCGGAGATGTCGAACACGGCCCAGCGGCGTTCATCTGCCGTGGCTGGCACGACCCACTCTTCGTTCGACGTGAACAGGATGCGGGTAAAGTTCGGCGCCATGTAGCTGTCCACGCCCTTGCGCTCAATCATGATGCGTGGGTTGGTGACCAGATCCTTCAGCGCGCCCTCTGCGGACTTGCTGCCGGCCCAGAACGCCTCTTCTGCTTGCAGGAGCAGGCAGTCTTCCAGATGGCGGTTGAAGTTGCCGACCAGTTGCTCCTGGCGGCTGATGGTCTTGTGGTGCTGTGGGCATAGACCACCCAGCAGTTCGCCCAGCTTCGACTTGCCGGTGCCTTTCAGGCCGCGCAGCACCGTGGCCACGCCGATCTTGGTCATTGGCTCCTGCACCATCTGCGCGCACCAGCCCATGATCCACTTGTAATTTGCCTCGTTGCGGTCGGCGATGATGTCGAACATCCAGTCGGTGAACATCGACACGTCACCCTCTTCTGGCTCGCACGACCAGCCGCGCCACAGGTTGTACGCGCCGATCTTCTGGCCCTCTGGCAAGAACACCAGGCCACGGGCTGTGCGCCGTTCAGGGTGCGTCAGCCAGAGCTTCACGGGGTTGACCTGTTCGATCACGACGTCGCCGTTCTTTTTCTCGACCTCAACGGGTATGCACTGGTTAGCATATTCCTTGGTCAGATCCTCGACGCCGAACAGTTCAAGCCCGTCCTGCATATCGTCTTCGCGGATGACACGGGCGCTGCCCGACACCTGAACGAACACCAAGTCCTGCACAAGCTGGTCGACCAGACCCTTCTTCTTCTCTTCGCGCACGACCTTCTTGGCCTTGCCTTCGATGTAGGCGGCGGTCACCGGCTGCGCTGACGTGTTGCGTCCGAACGAGCGCCACCGCTTGGCGCACTCACCGTGGACATATTTGCCGCTCTGCGCCGACCACTCGTCCCACAGTCGCAGCCCGTCAGGCTCGCCGTTGGTTTCGTGGTGCAGGGCCATGCCGACCTTGACCCACTCATCGTGGCCACAGTCGGGGTCAAGATTTTCCATCCACTGTTGCAAATCGGTCACACTTTTGCCGAGACGCGGACGCAGTGTCAGCAGATCGTCTACGTCGCCGTGCGTGGTCGACACGCCCTTACGGGACAGTTCCCAGTCATCGGGGATGATGCTTTCGAAATAGGCCACGAACTCCTGCGCCTGGCTCTGGGTGAGCGTGGGCAGATCGTCGTGCGGTATGTCGATCAGAGACTTCTTCGGCCAGCCGTAGGGCTGCTGCGTGTCAGGGTGGACCGCATACGCCACGAACTGCTGCCCCTTGGCCAGCACCTCGACCGCGTTCTTGTTGCCTAGAAAGTCAACATATTCGTTCGACCGGATCTTGCCGAACGGCTCGTCGCAGCGGAACACCATCAACGCCTTCGGCTTCTTGCCGATCCGCAGTGGTGCCTTACCGAGGTTGTTCTCGACCCACTTCACCAGCTTGTAGCTGATGTCTTTGTCGAGACAGTCGATGTCGATGGCCGGCGTGTTCTCGGTCAGGATGCCGACACCGCAGTTCGCCATGCGGCTATCACTCAGCCACTGGTCGAGCTTCTCTGCGTCAGCGTGGCAGTTCTGCCAGTCGCTGATGGCTGGCGCCTTATGGCCTGCCCTGATCGGCAGTGGGGAATACCCCAACGAAATCAGTTGCGCGCCGTGAGAATTAAGATAAGACAACTCTACTTTCCTTTCCAACTGGGCCGTCCTTCGGGGCGGTCCATTTTTTTATGCCTTAACGGCGCGCTCCAGATACCAGATGGCCTTTTTCAGGCTCTCGTCTTGGCCCTTGTGGCGCTCACGCCAGATGTACTTGAGCGCGTTCGCTTTGCAATGACCACGAAACTCTTCTGCGGTCAACGCTGATTCGATGGCATCGATACATTCAATGTCGCCAGTGCGGTAGTGCGGCGGTGCGTTGACAGGGTCGAACGAGAAGGACGACTCCTGTTTCGCCAGCTCCTCCTGCATCGCGAGGAAATCGTCAAGCGTCTTCATGCCTTTGCCGCCGCTTCAAGAGACTGGCGAAGTTCGTCTGCAACGTGCGGGCAGAGTTCGTGCCACTGCACTTCACCCTTGGTGAGCATCGACATCTGAAGGGCGCGCTTCACAGGAACGCCATCAGCAATCCACTTGTATAGCGCCTGGGTGGACACATCCAACAGCGCACACAGCCGACGCATATTTCCGTTGGTGGCGATCTTGGCCACGCGCTCGACGGCGCTACGAATTTTGTTTTCTTCACTTTCAATCATCATTTTTCTCCTTGACATACTTTGTTGAGTTGCTAACTGGGGGTTGTCGCCGCACATTTACAGCGCCGATACAAAGTGTCAACAGGAGAAATTGAAATGAGCCAATTGGAAGACATCGCGAAGGCGCTACGCCAGATCGCGACGCAGATAGAAGAACTGTCTGCCCCCACTAAGGCCGCACCGGCCACCCCCCAGATCGAACCAGCCACCGTCGTCACGCTTGAATGCGTCCGCGCTTCGCTGACCAAGCTGGCCTCTGCAAAGGGCGCCACATACGTCAAGGCGCTACTCGCCGACTACAAAGCTTCCAAGCTCTCCGACCTCCCGCCCACAAGCTATGTGGACGTGCTGTTTGCTGCCGAGAAGGAACTGGGAAATGACTGACGCTCTGGTCAAGACGCTCATCGAAGAGCGCAACGCGATGCGCGCCATGCTCCAGAGCATCGACGCCGAACTGTCCAAGGCCACTGGCGACTGGAGTCGTGCCAACGGCTTTCTCGTAAAGCTCACGCCCGAACAGGTGCTGCGCGCTATGGAGAAAGAATATGCGTGACGAGGAAGACGACGATCTGCGCGCCGCACGGGGCTGCGTCACCGCGCTGTCGTGGTGCGGTGTGTTCTGGCTGGTGCTGTTCCTGTCGTTTGTGTTTGGTTGAAAGGTAAATAAATGCAGATTGAAATGTTCGAAGAGGCCGAACCGGCCCACGCAAAGCTCTCGCCGTCGTCAGCGCACCGCTGGCTGTACTGCGCCGGCAGCGTGAAGCTTGAGGCAGGGATGCCTGACCAGTCGACCGAGTTCAGCCGTGAAGGCACGGCGGCTCACGCACTGGCCGAGTGGTGCCTGCGTGAGGAAATCCACCCGACCGAGATGATAGGCGACGAGCTTGAGGGATGGGTCATCACCAAGGAAATGGCCGACCACGTTGCTGACTACGTCGACTACGTCCTCAACATCCACGGCGATGACGGTCAAACCAACCTGTTCATAGAGCAGCGCGTCGAGTTCACCGACTGGGTGCCTGGTGGCTTCGGCACGTCGGACGCCATCATTGTTGGCGATGGCCTGTGCCACGTCATCGACTTGAAGTTCGGCCAAGGGGTCAAGGTCAGCGCATACCAGAACGAACAGGCGATGCTCTATGCGCTTGGCGTGTGGCAGACCTACGGCCAGATCTTCAACATCGATACGTTCGTGTTGCACATCCATATGCCGCGGCTCGACTACGTCAGCGAGTACACCATCACGGTAAAGGACTTGCTGCGTTGGGCCGACAAGGTCGTGCGCCCCGCTGCGGCCAAGGCCGTTGAAGGGTCGGACAACTTCGAACCCAGCGAGAAGGCGTGTCGCTTCTGCAAGGCTCGCGCAACGTGTAAGGCGCTGGCCAAGCACAACTACGAGATCGCAGTCGGCCAGTTCGACGACCTTGAAGCACCGCTGGAGCCTACCGCGCCAGAGCTTCTGTCAATCGACGAGATCGCCAAGTTGCTGCCGCAGTTGTCGATGATCAAGTCGTGGGCCAACGACGTCGAGGAATACGCTAATAGCGTACTTTCTGCTGGCGGTGTTGTTCCTGGCTACAAGCTGGTCGAAGGCCGCAGCAACAGGCAGTGGGTGGATGAAGACACCGCCGCCAAGGTGCTTTACGACAAGGGCTTCGACCCTTTCACCAAGAAAGTAATTTCACCCACTCAGGCAGAGAAGCTGCTTGGGCGGACGAAAGCCGCCGAGATCGCCGATCTCGTCGTTAAGCCACGGGGCAAGCCTTCGCTCGCTCCAGATTCCGATCCACGTCCTGCCTATGGCGCAGGCGCCGTCGATCTATTTTAAAAAGGAAAAAGTCAATGACTGCACTAGTACTCAAGAATGTCCGCCTCTCGTTCCCACAAATCTGGACGCCAAAGGCGTTCGCGCAGGGTCAGGAGCCACGCTTCAACGCCAACTTCCTCATCGACAAGGACGAACAGGCTGACCTGATCGCCAAGGTCAAGGAAGCCGTGAAGGCCGTAGCCACCGAGAAGTGGGGCAAGGACGTGCCGAAGTCGCTCAAGGTCTGCATCGGCGACGGTGAAGAGAAGGAATACGACGGCTACGACGGTTCGATGTTCGTATCAGCATCGACCAAGGTGCGCCCTGTCATCGTCGACCAGAAGAAGAATCCTCTGGCTGAAGAAGACGGCAAGCCTTACGCCGGCTGCTATGTCAACGCAGCGATCTCGCTGTGGGCGCAGGACAACCAGTGGGGCAAGCGTGTGAACGCGACGCTCGACGCCATCCAGTTCGTCAAGGACGGCGATGCGTTCGGTGGCAAGAAGGTCACGGCTGACGTGTTTGGCGAAATCGAAGAAGACGATAACGACAGCTTCTTGGATTAAGCCAAAGGGGGTCGGGGGAGTTTGGAAGTCGCCCCCGACCCTTCCTCTAACAGAAAGTCACAAAGTGCAGATTAGCATCGATTTTGAAACGTACAGCGAGTGCGACATCAAGACAGCCGGCGGCTACAACTATGCCGCCCACCCCTCGACCGAAGTCATCTGCATGGCGTGGGCCATCGACGATGAAGGCCCGCAGTTGTGGTTGCCGGATGACCCTTTCCCACTGGCATTGAGCGACGCCATCCTCGACGGCGCAGAAGTCTGGGCGTGGAACGCCGCCTTTGAACGCGCCGTGTGGGAACACTGGGGAACCCGTAACGGGATGCCATACATTTTCCCTAAGCAATGGAACGACACCGCCGCGCTTGCAGCCACCCTCGCGCTGCCGCGCTCGCTAGGCCAGTGCGCCGAGGTGTTGAATCTGGTCGAACAGAAAGACACCCGTGGCCGCTACCTGATCCAGCGCCTGTGCAAGCCATACCGTGGCGAGCGTCGGCGCGACCAGCATCTGCTCGACGAGCTTTACGATTACTGCAAGCAGGACGTCGTCACAGAGCGCGCCGTCAAGAAATACGTCCAGCAGTACAAGCCTATGGGCGAACACGAACGCAAAGTGTGGCTGCTCGACCAAGCAATCAACTGGCGCGGTGTCGGCATCGACACCACCAACGTCGCCAACGCCCTCGACCTTATCATCGCCACGGCAGAGGCTCTCAACGCAAGCGTTGTCGAGATCACAGACGGCGCGCTGTCCGGTGTCGGCTCTCGCGCACAGGTCATGGCGTGGTGCCGCGATCAGGGCTACCGGCTGGGCGGCTACGACAAGAACGCGATCCTAGAGGCACTGGCCGACCCCGCGCTGCCGCCGGTCGTGCGTGACGTGCTGAAGGTGCGCCAGACACTGGGCAAGGCGTCCACGTCGAAGTATCAGTCGATGCAGAACCTGGCGGGCCATGACAACCGCGCCCGTGGCGTCTTCTCTTACCACGGCGCTCAGACAGGCCGCTGGGCCGGTCGCGGCTTCCAGCCGCAGAACCTACCCCGCCCTGCGTTCGACGACGCCGACAATTGCGTGAAGCTCTTCAAACACCGCGACCACGAACTGCTGGAGATGCTGTACGGCGACCCTATGGTGGCGCTGTCCTCGACCCTGCGGTCGATGATCGTGCCTGACGCCGGTAACCGCCTGTTGGTGTCCGACTTCAACGCAATCGAAGCCCGCGTCTTAGCGTGGCTCGCTGGCGAGCAAGCGCCTTTGGACGTGTTCGCCAGTGGCCAGTGCATCTACTGCCACGCCGCGACAAGCATCTATGGTCGCACGATTACTAAGGCCGACAAAGAAGAACGCCAGATCGGCAAAGTCGCAGTGCTGGCGCTGGGCTACCAGGGCGGCGTCGGCGCGTTCCAGACAATGGCTGCGGCGTATCGCGTCGAGATCTCCGACGAGATGGCCGACGACATCAAGGTGAAGTGGCGTAAGGCGAACCGGAACATCTCACGGTTCTGGTACGACCTTGAAGCGGCTGCAAAGAACGCTGTGCTTCACCGTGGCCATGCGTTTGAGGCTGGGCCGATCACATTCAAATGTCATGGCGACTTCCTGTTCGCCAAGCTGCCGTCAGGCCGCAGGCTGGCCTACTACAAGCCGGTCATCGGCAACAACGGTCTGGAGTTCTGGGGAACCGACAGCCGCCTTGGCGGGCGCTGGGCGAAGCTCACAACCTACGGCGGCAAGCTGTGTGAAAACGTCACGCAGGCTGTGAGCC